TCAAGTAAAGGTCTTAAAGAGTGTTGGACAAATGATAAGTTCTGAGCTTCAACAGATGCAAATGACATTGCTCCTGCAACAGGGTGACCAAGTAAAGATACAGGTACACGGAATAGTCTAGCAATTTCTTCTACACCAAATCGACGTACTTCTAGAAGTTGTGCATCTGCAGCATTTAGAGTAAGTGGCTTAAATGTTGCACCGCTAGTTAAAATGCCAAGTTTTCCCGCACGATAAGGTCCTGTATGCGACATATTCCAGTTACGAGCAATATCAGCAGCTTGTTCTTCAGTCATTTCACCTGGAGATTCAATAACTCCACCAGGATTTGCTGCATTTCCAAAATAACTTGCTGCATAAACTTCCGCGGCCATAGCAGAACCTAAAGTAATGCGAGCTGCTGCAATAGGACCAAGTCCAAGTAGTTGTCCAGGTAGTCTAAACATAGGTATATGCAAGATTTCATTTTTTGTTAGAACCATAGTTTTAACTGAAGATGGGTCAAATGGCTGTGCATTATCATAAAATTGATTTACAGGATCTTGAGCATTTTGTCCTATAGTAACTATGTATTCAATTTCACCCATTGGATCAGGACGACGAATACGAACCTGCAGTGGGTTTATGCAATAAAGCTCTTGAACGTCGCCAATTTCGTCACGTACGGTTAAAATGAATGCATTACCATGAAGGTTTAGAGAAGAAATTACTTGCTCATAAAACTCTAAACGAGTTGAATCAGGATTTGGTTTGTTAATCCATGCAGGCATTTCACCGTAAACTGATGCGTAATTTATTCTAGAACGTCCACGACGGACATAAGCGGAAAGTGGCAAAGAACTAATAGTGTCACCTAGTAGTCTTACGCAAGCATAAACAGTTGACATACGAATTGCACTATCAGAGTTTACTTCTACACCGGCTGGAGTTGCATATAAATTACGACCAGGTAAAAAAGGTTCAAGATACTGATTGTTGTATCTTTTTTCTCCTGCTTTACGCAGTCTATTCGATAGACTCATTTATCTGCCTTTTCTGTGCTTAGTTGATACCAGCCGTCTTCCCAAAGGGTTAACAACCTTTCAAAGTAATCTTGATACTTAGGTGCAATTGCTTTAAGTGAGTATTTTTCTATGGCTTGTTTTCTAATAAAATCTCTGTCAAGATCTTTTACATCTTCTGCAGCTTTAATAAAGTCCGCAAGAGATCTACATCTAAAACCAGTAATTCCATTGATATTAGTTTCTGTAAAAGCTCCCCAATCGGTCGTGATTGTCGGAGTTCCACAAGTTTGAGCTTCTACTACTATATTTCCAAATGGTTCGATATAAGTAGTCGGAGCAAATAAAGCAATGGCATTTCCCATTAGTTCTGCTCGTTTTTCAGGGCCAATATTGCCTATGAACTCGCCATAACCGGTGCCTCTTTCATCACCTGGACCTGCCAAAATTAACCTTTTGCCTAATCGTTCGCATACTTCTTGAGCAATTCTAAAACCTTTTCGCTCAATCATGCGTCCAATATAGAAGTAATAGTCACCTAAACCTGATCCTTTTGGAAACATTTCAGGCTCAAGATAGCCATTTATAACTGCATCAAAGAATCCACCATCTACTGTGGTTGGATTTTTATGACCTGCATAGATTGAATGCATCCATGCATAAGACTCAAATACACGGTATCGTGCAAAAGTCCCACCATAACCTATACCAAACTCTACCGACATATGATCTGCAAAAGCATCTGCAATTGGTTTGTGAGCATATCCACCAATAAGACAAATAAAGTCTTTTGGTTGTAGTCTATCGGTCATTTCTTTAATGACATTGCCATTAAACATTTGCCAATGCGGTAAAGTTGTATCAAATGAAGCTGAAGTATAGTGATTATTACCTGCAGCAGCTCGTCTTTCATCTTCTGAAATACAAGTTACTAGTTCTGTTACAGGTGCTTCATTTTCTGATCCAGCATAAAGAATAACTTTATGACCGAGATCTGTCATCATGATGCAAAAGCGCCTCACCTTTTCAGTGAATGCGCAGCTTGTAAAGTCTTTTGTTACTTGTGTGTGTGGTAGTGCCACAACGTGAAATCTCATTGGTCCCCCGACCTTATTCATTCTGTCGGTACTTCAACCCAAGAAAGCATGTCTTCGTCCCAAGTGTACAGTTTGCCGTCTGTTGGCATTGGAGTTGGGGCTTCCCAAATATAAGTGTCTGTGTTCTTTGTCCAAGAAGCAAAGGGTTGAGGAGCGGCAAAACCAACTCCATCAAATGTGTAACCAACTCCAGCGTAATTCTTGTGAATAGCGAACTTGCCGCCTGAGTGAACTCCGCCTAAAGCGTTGTAAGAGGTTTGCACCCACTCACCGCCTAAGTTTTGCTCGCACCAATCAGGACCGTCAGCTACAACGACTTGTGTGACGACGCCGTTTTCTACTTTTGCATAATGAGCCATTACTTTGTCTCCTTTTCGCCATAAAGCACTGCGCTATTTAATAGTTTTACATCTCGTTTGGTAACTATGCCGCCTTTTTCATCGAGCTGCGTTTTTGCATTTATTTCATCATCGGCTATGATGTGCACCAACATTGTAACTTCATAGCTAAAGCATTTTGTTGGTTTGCTCTCTTTAATCTTTGTAACGTTATCTTTCATTTTTCCCCCTTATTAGATTGCGTAACGAACTATAACTACACCTGAACCACCATTACCGCCATTTGCTAGATCACCATTGCCACCTGAACCGCCGCCCCCACCACCTGTGTTAGAAAGTGCTGCAGTAGGTACGCCTTCAGCTGCCAACTTGTTACCGTTTGCGCCGCCGCCTTTGCCACCAGTGCCACCTAAAGGTTTGCGAGGTGCACCATTATTTGTGCCGCCACCGCCGCCGCCAGCAAAAAAACCATCTAAACCAGTGCCTGTTGCACTTGCCCAAGCTGAATAATCAAGACCGTTTCCACCATAGCCAGCATTCTGACCAGATATTCCATTTTCGCCTGCCGCCCCAGCACCGCCACCGCCAGCGCCTAATTGTTCAGCATTAAGACCAGTTCCACCAGAGTTTCCTTGGCTTGTTGTTGGACTGCCGCCGCTAAGAGCCGCACCACCACCAGCTCCGCCAGAGCCGCCACCTGAACCGCCTGTCGATCCGCCAACCGAGGTAGAAGTTCCGCCGCCGCCACCGCCGCCACCTTTAACTAGTGTTAAAGCAGCGAATTGTGAATCTTGGCCATTTGTTCCTGCGTTGGTCATTGATGTTCCACCTGCGCCGCCGCCGCCAACCGTGACGTTGTAATTTTGCACAGTTAGAGATTGAGAAGTGAATAACAACAAACCGCCGCCGCCACCGCCGCCGCCAACAGTCCTACCGCCGCCGCCACCGCCAGCCACAACTAAAATGTCTGCTGTAATCGACTGTGTTGGAGCGAAAGTGCCACCTGTCTTAAATGCATGATAAAAGTACGTGCCATCAGATGAAATAGACCCACCAGTTGCTTTGGCACCACTAGTGCTTGAATTGCTGTAAAATGTTCCTGAACCACTAAACGTATGAATGAATTTTCCGCCAACTTGTGTAACAACACCACCAAAAGCTCTTTGACCAAGAGCATCTGAGTAACTAGCAATTACAATACCAGACCCGCCCGCACCAGCAGCAAGTGACGGACCAAAGGCAGCCGCATTGTACCCACCACCACCACCACCGCTGCCTGAGTTAAGTAAACCACGAGTGCCGTTCATTGTATCAAAGTTCATGCCGCCACCGTTGCCGCCGCCGCCTGTCCCACCAGTTCCACCATTCATGTTGGCGGTTCCTACGCCACCACCGCCACCGCCGCCAGCATAAGTAACGGAAGATCCTGAAATAGAAGACGCAGAACCATTTCCGCCGTTTCCACCAGTTCTCGCAGAAGGCGCATTGCTACCAGCACTACCAGCTCCGCCACCGCCACCGCCAGCGCCTTCGGTTGACTGTCCGAAACCGCCACCGCCGCCGTTTCCTTGGCTTGGACTTGTTGAAGGTGTATTGCCTGCGGACGTATTGCCTAATGCTCCGCCCGAATCAGCACCGCCGCCGCCGCCGCCTGAACCACCCGCTGTGCCAGTTGCTGTAAAGGCTCCGCCTCTACCGCCACCAGCTGAAGTAATTGTAGTTAGACCTGAGCCTGCAATTGCACTATCGCTACCAATAGCAGCTGCAGAATAGAATGCGCCAGCTGCGCCGCCACCACCGACAGTAACGGTAACTGCAGATGAAGAGGCCACACTTTGAGTTGAAGTTCTAAACCCACCAGCACCGCCGCCAGCGTTTGCGCCGCCACCGCCGCCAGCTATAACTAAAAAATCAACCGAAAATGGTGGCAGTGCAAAAGTGCTACCAAAACCATACCCGCGGGCAGACGCTGCAGCGAACGATTCTAAAATCGGCATTTAATTCCCCTTAGGCGAACTTGGTTTGGGTTTCTAGCACTGTGAAAGTCGCAGATGCTGTCTTAATGATGGTAAAAGTGTAGGCATCAATCGCGGAAGCATTGCCCGATGAAATTGCAGTTGGCACTTTTGGTGTCACTACATTGCCATCAATTTGAATAACGTTTGGATAATAAGCAGTTGCACCGTTGGTATTTAGCCAAACAAGTGTGATCGCGTCACCGGTAGCAAGCGCTGAGTTAAGTGCTACTCCACTTGAATACCTAAAGTTTAGCGTGTGGTTTGCGGTTGCATTTGATGTGTAGTACCAAACAGAGGCAGTTGTCACATCAAAGTTAATTGTGCCAGTTGCAGCCGAAGCTACAACGTTCACATCTTCTTCAAGTCCCTTTATAACACCATCATTAAAAGTTGCAGTGTTAATGACTGGGCTAGTTAAAGTTTTATTAGTAAGAGTTTGCGCAGTTGTAAGATCAGCAGTAACTGCAGTGTCAATTGAAACCGTTACAGTACCGCTTGTGCCACCACCTGACAAACCAGTGCCAGCTGTTACGCCTTCGATGTCACCAGCTACAGTGTCCCAACTTGTGACTGTGCCATTCGTTTTAAGAAACTTACCAGATTGACCTGTTTGTGATGGAATGTCAACAGAGTATGGCAGCGATGTCCATGCAGTTGAACCATTGCCAACTTTTAATTTATAAGTATCTGTTTCAATACCCATTTCGCCAGCTGCAAGTGTTGGATTTGTGCTGGTCCAGTTTGCTGCCGTATCTCGGCGTTGTTGCATTCTTGCTGTCATGATTCCTGCTTTCGCTTGTTTAGAAGGTTACTGTCGCCCCACCAGCGTCAATTGTATAAGTCCAAGATGAAGTACTTGATGTTCCCGCATCATAAATAACATCTGTATTTGCAACATTACCACCATCAAGGTAATCAACAACCGGGTTATCTGCGCCTTGTGGACCAGTTGCTCCTGTTGGGCCTGTTGATCCGCTTGGACCTGTTGCACCAGTTGCTCCTGATGCTCCAGTCGGACCAGTTGGACCAAGATCTCCTTGCGGACCTGTAGGACCTGTTGCTCCGGCCGCTCCTGATGGACCTGTTGCTCCACTAGGACCAACTTCTCCTTGTGGACCGGTTGGTCCTGTTGAGCCAATTGGACCTGTTGGACCTTCAGGACCAGTCGCTCCGATTGGACCGGTAGGACCGGTTGCACCGACATTTCCTTGAATACCTTGCGGACCTGTTGCTCCTACTGGACCGGTTGGTCCGACATCGCCTTGAGGACCAGTTGGACCTTGAGGACCGGTTGCTCCGGTTGATCCGGTTTCACCTTGGATTCCTTGAATACCTTGTATGCCTTGAATTCCTTGCGGGCCAGTTGCTCCAGTAGGACCTTGTGGACCTGTTGATCCTTGAGGACCAGTAGGTCCAGTAGATCCAACTTCTCCTTGAGGACCTGTTGCGCCGATAGGACCAGTCGGACCAGTAGAACCAGTCGGACCAATTTCGCCTTGAGGACCGGTTGATCCAGTTGCACCTGCAGGACCAGACGGACCTGTCGCTCCTATAGGACCTGTCGGTCCAATTGGGCCAGTTGCACCAGTTAAACCTACATTGATAAGAAGTAATGCAAGCGATTGTGTGTTAAAAAAGTTAGTTGTTCCAGTACCACCTGAAGAATCAAGTACAACTGGAACTGTACTATATCCACCTAAAATAGTTGCAGTTGCTGTTAACTTAAACTTCTGGAAATTAGTATGAACATCTCGATCTTGAATAATAATAAAATCATCGGTTTTTAGTAGAGCTATAAAGACATCAATGTCATTTCCATTAACATCTAAATGATCTATTAAAAGCGTCGTTGCATTTATCTGAGTTGCATTATTCCAGCGAATATCTCCTGCACCAGGATCTCCAGATGTTGCAGTTGTATCTGCTGAATAATCAAATAAACTTGTAGAACCACCATTTGCACCTGCAGCACCTTGAGGTCCTGTTGCTCCGGTTGGTCCTTGAATTCCTTGAGGACCTGATGGACCTGTTGCACCAGCAGGTCCGGTTGCTCCAGTTGGGCCTGGAACTGTTGATGCTTCACCTTGTGGTCCTGTAGGTCCTGTTGCTCCTGCAGGTCCAGTTGGTCCTGTTGGACCTGGAACTGTTGATGCTGATCCTGTTGCACCGGTTGGTCCTGTTGCACCGGTTTCACCTTGCGGACCAGTTGCACCAGTCTCGCCTTGAATTCCTTGAACACCTTGAATGCCTTGAGGACCTGTCGCACCGACTGGTCCAGTTGATCCTGTAGATCCGGTTGCACCAGTTAAACCAGTTGGTCCTGTTGCACCAATAGGTCCGGTTGGTCCTGTTGATCCTGTGTCTCCCTGAATTCCTTGAGGTCCAGTTGCGCCGGTAGATCCTGTAGGTCCAGTTGCTCCAACTGGTCCAGTTGCACCAATTGGCCCGGTAGATCCTGTTGGTCCAGTTGGTCCTGTGTTTCCAGTAGGACCAGTTGCTCCAGTTGCTCCTACTGGTCCGGTAGAACCTGTAGGACCGGTTACACCTGTAGGACCTGTCGAACCAGTAGGGCCGGTCGGTCCTTGCGCACCTTGAGGACCTGGCGCTGAAATCTCAACTGTGTTATTAGTTTCATTGACGGTGACTTTATTAGCTGCCATTATCTTGTCACCTGCTCTGCAACTGTTAATTGACCTTGGATTAAACGAGAAATGTTTGAACCTGATGTCAATTCAAGATCATAAACATAAAAACCTGATTCAAGCAAACCTGTTTGAGTAGCTGTTGCGTTGATTGTGATAGTTCCTGTAGCGCCAACAATAGTGATTCCACCATTTGCTGTAGTTAAAGTTAGGTCTGCAGTTGTAGAATTATAGTTCTGGCGTAGTTGCATTGATGCTGTATAGCCTGTTAAATTCACAGGTACGTTGTTAGAATCAGTGTAAACGAGTACAACTGACCACACAGAACCTTGATCTATGGTTGTATTGTAGATACCAGCGGTCATCAATTAGCCTTTTCTGTAGCCCAAATAAGAAATCCGCCTACCGTTACAAAGGCAAGAGGAACTGAGAACATAGCGACCCCGATGGCGACAAGAATTACTCCTGCCAATTCTGTTAATAAAGCAAAGTCAAGTTTTTTCATGATGCTCCTCATACTTGTATTGAGAAATATTTTGCAACTGGTTCTTTAGGTGCAGGAGGTTGTGTTGCTCGGTCATAACCAAAGATGGAAGCAACGGCAGCATCTACTTTTCTTCTAGATGAAGCCTTGGCAACCATGACTCCACGTGATGATTGTTTTGTCACACAGTTAGCCACATGTCGTGCAAGACGTTCATCACCATCATGTGTAAATGACTGATTGACTACAGCTTCATAGAACTTTTGTGTAGCAGGAACCATACGTTCTGCTGAGTTTGGATACGAAACGCACGGTAAACCATCTTCATCTAGTACCATAAAGGTTCTATTCC